CAAGTCTTCTGTATTCGCAGTTCTTGGAAGAACGACTATTCCCTACTAATGGCGGTATTGCAGGCTTAGGTTAACGTCATAGTGGTATGGACACCGCCTGCTTCCGTTTGGCTGCGTGGTGTACTTTATTCGCCGCTATTGTCTCGCAGTGGGGTGGTACGGTTCGCCACGCCCTCACTGACGAAGATTGTGCTCAATTCTGCCGCTGTTGGTGCAATGCGTGATCAGAACCTGATTGATACCATTCAGCCATCAAACGGTGGTACGCCAATCAGCTACTACAACGGCATTGAGATTGTTGAAGACGATGCACTGCCAGTTGCAGCAGATGGTACCACGGACGCGTTCATCATTGCTAACGGTGCTGTTTCTTATGGCTTGGCTAATCCAGAAAACAGCTATGAGGTCAAGCGCGACAGTCTTGGCAATGGTGGCCAGACTGCGGTTATCAACCGCCGCACTCTTGCAATGCAAATTGCGGGTACGTCATTCACCGACGTTACTAAGGTTGCTGGTCTTGGCTACAGCGCAATCAACGCTTCTGCAACATCTATGTACGATCTGGTTGGTGATCCTCGCAACATTGGCATCGTTGACTATCGCTTCACGATCGACAAGAAGTTCGTTGTTGCTGGTATCAATACCCCAAAAGCTTAGCGCCGGCCACTGGGATTACGCTTAGTCAGAAAACGGCATCCCTAAAAGTCGGCGCTACCAAGCAAATTACTGTATCTGCTGATCCTGTTGATGCATTTGATGCAAGTGAGGTTGTTAGCGCTGCTGTGTTCGCATCTAGCGACACTGGTGTTGCCACAGTCGCTGCTGATGGGACTATTACAGCGGTAGCAGTTGGTTCTACAACAATCACCGCAACAAGTGGTTCCTTCACTGCAACGGTAGCAGTTACCGTTAGCGCAGCGTAGTAGCTAGTAAACCGTCGCTTATGAAAATCACAGTGCTGCGAAAGCAGGGCGGCGGAAAGGAGGCATAACATGGCCGATACCGATCCGGTAACACTTGCGGATTTGAAGACGATGATGGAAATCAAAACTGACACACAAGATGATGTTCTCAATCTCATCATTACCAACACCACCAAAGCTCTCCGGTTTAAGCTCGATTTAAAGCCTACAGAAGCCTTCCCAGAGGAGCTTTCATACATTGCCCTAGAAGTATGCGTAAGACGCTACAACAGGCGTAAGAACGAAGGAATGACATCATACGAGCAAGAAGGACAGTCGTTCACGTTCAAGTCTAACGACTTCGATGATTTCGCTGACGACATCAACGACTGGAAAGATGCCAACGGGAAGAATGCTACGTCTCTTGGAACCGTTAGCTTCATTTCTGGCTATCCGAAGAGGTGATCATATGCGGTTAGATCATGAGGTTACATTCTGGCTTGATGATGAAGAATACAATCCGCAAACACATCAATACGGTGATGTTAAAAAGATGGCCACTACAGTTGCTAGCGTCACCGACATGGGAACCGACAAGAGCGTTCAGCTATTCGGCAACTATGCTCAAAAAGCAAAGGTGATCCGATTAGTTGAGCCAATCACCGTCAATTGGAGCTATTTAACGATTGATGATGATGCAACACATTACGCTCTCAATACCTCTCGGGATCCGCTTCAAAACGCCACTTTGATTGTGGGTGAGACGAAATGAGCAAAGCTAACATTAGCTACAATATGCAGATAAAAGGCATGGACAAGTTGGTTGCTGGTTTGCTGAAGCGAGCGAAGATGGACGTTGTCAAGCAAATCGTCAAACAGCAGACAGCACAGCTCCAGACTCGATCCCAGCAAATGACTGGCACCGTGTACGCTCATCCTACTGGTGCCACAAAGCGCGGCATCAAGTTATCGCTTGAAGATGGCGGCCTAACAGGCATCGTTGGCATGTCGATGGAATACAACCCATACACCGAAAATGGAACTCGATTCATGCGGGCGCGTCCTGTATTGAAGCCTGCGTTCCTTTATCAGAAAGTCCAGTTTATTAATCAGCTTAAACAAGCAGCAAAGTAGGTGGTTCAAATCACATCACCAGAGCAAGAACTCTACGACTACTTCTATGCTTTCTCGCAATCATCTGGGTACAAGACCTACGACCATTTGCCAATGCAGCAGGAGAATGCCCCGTATCCCTTCGTCATTGTTGGCGATATTCAAGTTGTTCCTACTGCAACAAAGACGTCACTCAATGGCAATGTGCTAATCACCATCGACATCTGGGGCGACAAAAAACAGCGTTTCACCGTATCTGATATGGCAGAGCGCTTTTTTCGTGCCGCGATTGGACAAGTGCTAACTGATGACTACCGATTCTATGGACGTGTAGAAGACCAATCAAAAGAGTTCACACAAGACCRGAGTGTCCCTGACAYGGTTCTCAACCGAGCCACGCTGATACTCAATCTCAATATTTTATAGGAGGCCAYAACATGGCAAATGAATTAAAAGTGCTAGAAGGCATGGACGTTGTTGCCTTGGCTCGCAAACATAGCGAYCAAGCAACGGTTAGYGGCCAAGTTATTCCTTGGCAGACTTCGCTGTCCTTTGATCCGTCTGTTGACAGTGATTCCACTGTTACCAAGGACGGCAATGTAGCAACTCGTAGTTCCGCAAGTACCGATCTTGAAGTCGAGTTCCTGAATAACACAGCCGCAATTGCAGACGCAATGTACGACTCATTGTTTGACGGTGAATTGCTCGACTTTTGGATTCTCTACCGCAAACGCAAGAACGCTGAAGGTAAGTATCTTGCATGGGGTATATGCAGGTAACGGTGCAAGAAGATAGCAGCGACAATGATCCTGATGATCACTCTACTCGCGATGTCACATTCTCAGTTAATGGCACGCCTAAACGCGGATGGACAACTCTCGATGACGAAACTCAGGAACAGGTCGATTACGTATTCCTTGGGGTTGGCAAGGTCACTGATACTGACAAGACCGGTGGTGGTGTCCAGTGGGATTCTGATAAAGATCCAGGTACGAGCGTTTCAGGCGAAACAACAACCACCACAACCACGTCAAAATAGCGGCCCCAAGTGGGGTTAGCGTTGGCCCTACATCTGATGGGGCGAATATCAGCGCCCAGTAACCATGTCAATCAGTCGCCTAAGAAAGTCACAGTACGGGTGAAACCCGGGCGGCTTAAAAGAAAGGATTTTAAATCATGCAATTAACCATTAACGGTAAAGAATACGAACTCAACTTTGGTGTCCGCTTTGTTCGCGAAATGGATAAGAATATGGGTGCCGTCATGCATGGCATTAACTTTGGCATGGGTGTTGCAAAGGCACTAGCTGGTCTGAATGCATACGATGCTGCTGTTTTAGCAGACACCATTTATTCAGCTACCGTGACATCTAAGAAACGTCCGTCAGCTAACGAAGTCGATGACTTTATTGACAGCAACACGGACTTAGACTCTCTATTTAAGCAAATTGCAAATGAAATGAACAGTGCTAACGCAGTAAAAGCAGTAGCAAAAAACATGAAGGCCTAGATGAGGACGAAAGCGTTCAAAAGAGTAGTGAAGAAACATATCGCGAAATCTTGTTAAACGCTTTTGCCTATCTAGGCTTTTCTGATATTTGGAAAATCGAACGCATGACGCTTGTTGAGTATGAGCTGCGCATGGAAGCCTATCAGCTTAAGCAAGTCGACAGACAGAACGAAATTGCACAGCAAGCATGGATGAACCAGCAAGTGCAGGCAACAACCGGGAGCAAGACTCCTAAGCCAAAGTATCAGACCTTTGACGATTTCTTTGATAAGAAAGCAGCTATTGATAACGTGCGATCAAATTATGAGCCCAATTATGAAGTGTCACAGATGAGCACAACCGAGCTCAAATATACTAGAGCTCAAGTGTTTGCAAAACGGATGGCCGAATTTCAGCGTTTGAAGCGCGAAGGCAAAATCATTCCGTTATCTGAAAGAAAGGAGGGAGCGCATGGCTGACAGTTTTAGTGTTGAAGCAATTTTATCCGCCGTTGACCGCAACTTTTCGGGGACTTTTAAGAATATCGCGAGTTCTGCGTCAAAGGTCGGTGATAGCTTTGAAAAGTCGACAAAGCCAGCGGGAAATTTTGTATCAACCGTGAGCAAAATTGCTGGAGCTATAGGACTTACCAAAGTGGTAGGGGCTATTGGCGATGGTGTGAGAAACATGGTGGGAGAACTAGACGAATCAAGCAAAGCTTGGCAGACGTTTGAGAGTAATATGAAGTTTCTGGGTAAGACGCCTGCACAGATTTCCTCAATTGAAAAGTCGTTGCAATCATATGCTCAGGAGACCATTTACAGTTCATCTGACATGGCTTCTGCCTATGCACAGTTTGCATCAGTAGGTGTAAAAGGAGTTGGCCGCCTTGTTAAAGGTATGGGTGGCCTAGCTGCTGCTACAGATAATCCCAAGCAAGCCATGAAGACATTGATGGAACAAGGCACACARGGGATAGGCTGCTAAGCCAATGGTGCAGTGGGCTGATTTCCGTCTGATGCTTGAACAGACTCCAGCAGGCATGGCCGCCGTTGCTAAAGCAATGGTCATGAGCACCAAAGAGCTGGTTCAGAATGTTCAAGACGGTAAAATAAGCACGCAGCAGTTCTTCGATGGTATCGAAAAGGCAGGCAACAGCAAGGCTTTCCAGAAGATGGCCACGAGTTACAAGACAGTCGGTGAGGCAATGGACGGTCTTCAGGAAACACTGGCAAACAAGCTTCAGCCTGCATGGCAAGCAATGTCTAAAGTCGCTGTCGGAGCTATTAGCGGAATCATTGATAAGGTTGGCGCCATTAATTTTGATTCTGTTATAGCATCAATCGGCAACTTTTTTTCTCCGTTTTCGGCATTGATTTTGAATATCAAGACACAACTAAGCAATCTTGGTAAGGGCGACTCGATGAGCGGGCTCAGTTCAGTTCTCAAAGGAGTCGGATCCGTTTTACAAACAATTTGGAGCCTAGTTGGTAGCTTAGTCAATGTTGCATTTGTCAATCTAATTAGTATTGCTCAAAAGGTCGGAGATGCTTTTAATTCGGCATTCGGTAATGGGAAAATGTCGGGAATATTTAACGGAATAAAACAAGCTGTTACAGATTTCGGAGTAGTAGCAATGGAAGCGATGACTACCGTTGGGGACTTTATTGCTAATTTACCATGGAAAGCAATTTTTGACGGTGTTAAGGGCGCTCTAAGCGGAGTGGTAGCTGATTTGAAGCCAATTGCAGCTATTGTTAAAGCAGCGTTTGCTAACGACATCGTTAAATCATTTGCTGTGGCGATCCTTGGAGCTGTCGGGCCTTCAAAGTAATTGGATTAGCCATCGGCGGATTTTCAAGCGTTCTCGGTGTTTTTTCCAAAATGATTGGCCCTATTAGAGGCGTTATATCCGTTATCACTAACTTCGGAACTATCGTAAAAACGGCTGGTGGTGTATGGAAAGCGTTTGGATTGATCTTAGGCATGAATCCGTGGGTACTTTTGATTGCTGGGATTGCAGCAGTGGTTGCTGGTCTGGTGTACTTTTTTACCCAAACCAAGACTGGCCAAAAACTATGGTCGGGATTTGTTTCATGGTTACAAGGAGCTTGGCAAGGACTTGTAGGAGTTGCGCAAGCTGTTTGGAATGCTATATCGGGTGCGTTTACATCTGCAATTAGCGGCATTCAGACAGCTTGGGGCGGCATTACAGATTTCTTCAGTAATCTATGGACTGGGATTACGACCACGGCATCAGCTGCTTGGGCAGCATTCACAACCACTCTCTCAGCTATCTGGCAAGGTGCTATTACTGCAGCAACGGCAGTTTGGAACGCGCTATCCACATTCTTCACGACTCTGTGGAATGGAATAGTTGCAGTAGCCACTGCTGTATGGTCAACCTTTGGCGGTTCTCTGACGACAATTTGGAATGGGATTGTCCAAGTTGCTACCGGTGTTTGGAACATGCTTAAAGCAGTTATTATGGGTCCCATTCTTATTGTCATCGATTTGCTTACTGCAAATTGGACACAGCTAGGCGCTGATCTCCAGCTTATCTGGAACAGCATTGTTTCCGCCGCTGGTCAGATATGGAATGGCCTTGTTACGTATTTCTCCGGTATTTGGAACCTTATTCAAACTTATGCAATGACTGTTTGGAATACTTTGGTTTCAACTTTAGAGGGGCTTTGGAATGGTGCAGTATCTGCCGCTTCCGCTATTTGGAGTGCGCTTTCGTCATTTTTCAGCGGATTATGGAGCGGTATTGTGTCTACCACTGAGGGCGTATGGAACAGTGTTGTTTCATTCTTATCAGGACTATGGAGCGGAACAGTCAGCACAGCCGAGGGAATTTGGAACGCACTTCCCGGATTCTTTTCCGGATTGTGGAACAGCATTACATCATTTTTTTCATCAGCTTGGAGCAACATAAAGTCTATTGTGATTGGAGCTGCTACTAGTATTTTTAATGGTGCTAAGGCTGTATGGTCTGGTTTTACTGGCATGGTAAGTGGAATAGTTAATGGCATCAAAGGAGCATTCAATGCGCTTCGTAATTTTAGCCTGGCTGACGCTGGCCGCGCTATCATGGATAGCTTCTTCAATGGCCTCAAAGCGGCTTGGGGGAAGATCACCGATTTTGTTGGCGGAATTGCTTCTTGGATTCGCAAGCATAAAGGCCCAATCAGTTACGATGCCAAGCTGCTCATACCTGCTGGTAACGCCATCATGAACGGATTAAATGCAGGACTTAATGACAAGTTCTCAGACGTCCAAAAGAATGTTTCGAGCATGGCACAAGCTATTGTTGACAGTGCTGCAGTTACGATGCCGGCAGTGAATACTTCTCCATTTGATGCGTCTTTGCAGTCGCTTAATAACAGTGTACAGGGCGCAACCTTGTCTTCAAATCTTGATGTCAACTACACTCGCAAGCAAACAATTGAGGTTCCTCTGTACATTGACGGCCGAGAGGTTGCTCGTGCAACTGCAAACCCAATGCAAACAGAGCTCAGTCGCATGACACGAATGAGCAATCGACGAAAGGGGCTATTTTAATTTTGTATGATTTCAGAGAAACAACGCCCTTCACGGGTTCTGATGATAATCAGCGCCCAGCAGAGGCGATGCTAATAGATGGCCAGTACATTGAAGACTTGATTCCGGGTTATAGCACACTGCAAGTCAGTGGCCGGGAACTACTAAGCCAGTCAATCGAAAAACAAACGATTGGCAAGTCAGATGGTGAGTTCATCCAGTATGCTCGTAACCCTTCTCGTGAGATTGTTGTCGGCTACAGGCTGGCAGCATCGGACAATCTTTCGTTCCGGCAAGCATTCTATAAGCTCAACAGCATCCTTCATGGCGATAGTCATCAGGTTTCTTTCAACGATGACCCATCAAAATATTGGATTGCTACTTTTTCTGATATTGACGATGTTCCTAAAGGCCGGAATGCGATCACTTCCTCATTTACTTTGTTTGTTCCCGATGGCATTGCGCACTCGGTAGCCACGCAGACGGCTGACAATATGCCATACAAGGACGTGCCAGTGAACTTGCTGACAGGGACAAGTGCTGACCCAGTATCAGTCACAGGGTCGGGCTGGAATACTAAAAGGCTTGGATCGTTCAACAATCCTACCATTGGGAAAAAGTATGCAGCTACGGTCTTGCTTGGACGGGCCGATTTTGCTGTCAGTTTCCAACTTTGGGCGAATGATATTAATGGCAATCGGATATCACTGGCTGGGTTTCCCGTGACCACACAAATGGGAGCAAATCAGCGCAGCACGATTGTCTGCACATGGCCCGATCCAGGGACGACTGGAGCAGCTCAGATTGAGGTGACACTTGCGTGGGCCTTCCAAAAAACGGATGTTGGTACCTATCAATATCTCAAAGCCAAGTTAGAGGAAGGCACTGCCTACTCAACGTGGTCTCCTAACCCAGCAGATTCAGCTTATTATTCAAACGTCCTGACGCTTACCAATGCCGGTACTTATCCATCTGACCCCGTTATTACGGCTACTGTAAACGGTGATGACGGCGTGTTAACCGCTATTAATGATCAGGGTAGCGTGCTACAGTTTGGCTCTCCTGACGAGACTGATGGTTTTGTGAAGCAAAAGTCTGAACGCGTTTATCATCTCGATTTCAATCAGACACCGACAGGGGTCACGCTCAATAATGGGGTTACGGCTTTTCCTTACTATGAGCATGGCAATGATGCCAACGTACAGTCGGGACCGTTTGGATATAAAGATGGTATTGCCTACCCGTCCACTGAACGAACCGCTTCCAATTACTGGAAYGGGCCTTCAATGAGCGGCACCATTCCGAMCAAAYTCRAATGGCTCTAACACGGCTAATTTTCAGTTTGTCAATCGTGTCAACGTTGGGACGAATGCCGCAGAAGTAGGCCGTTTCGAGTTCAATTTRACGTATCAAGGCAAGATTGTCGCTTCTCTTGCGCTGTTTGATGATAGTGCTTCAAACGACCAGTGGGTTTTCTCCGGCACAGTCTATGATGGCAGCCAAGCACARATGMTATTTTGGGACTTACTGCCRCGMAATTACTATCGTGACGGCAACTACAATGCCGTTATCACAAAAATGGGTGATCAGTTAACCTTCCGTTTGGATCGAATTGATTTGGGCGATGGYGGCATTGAAACGCGAACGGTATCAGGCTTCTCTAGTGTGCCAATTGATGGCTGGACAGCTTGGTTCCCCGGATTCTCCGATCAACGTGGTTGGTCAATTAACTGGCAAGACAGCTATTTTGACTGGATCAACGTTGACTATTGGGACGACATTCCTAACCGCTTCAAAGACGGGGACGTTGTGCAAATTGATGTTGCCAATCGACGTGTTCTTGTCAATGGTGCAGAAGATCGGACACTGCAAACAATCGGCAATGATTGGGGCGGCTTCAAGATTCAGCCCGGCAATAACACCATCGAATTGCTCACATCAAGCTGGGCAAAGCAGTGTAAGGCTGAAGTATCTTGGCAGGAGGCATGGCTATGAAGGATTTTTATTTTGTGGATAGATCATGGCACTTGCTCGGCATTGCAACTGCTGGCGGTGGTGGGAAAATCCACATTGTCGATGATACTGATGATCAGCTTATCTCAGCAGGTGCTCGCACCTATTCAGGAACCATTCTGTTCACCCCTGAACTGTCTTCTAAGGTTCAAACGATGGCAGCACGTGGCAATTACATTTTGTATATGGATGAGCGCAATAAAGCAGTCTTTATGACAATTATGGAATCAAGTCATAATCCRCTTGCTRGYGAGGAGACATTCACTGCTGTAAGATGCTGGTATTGATTTGATTAACGAGACC